GGTATCAAATTGCCTTGCGGCGTAAACTTGTGTGTAACTTATCATATCATTAGACATAAAAAAATGGCCAACCCCGTGAAGGGCTGGCCAGTGTAACAAGTTAGGATTTGCGGTTTGCTTCTTTCTTAGCAGCCTGCAACGCGACTAGCGTTTCGTTTGCATCAAAGATACTTTCGTCTGCGTCTTTCATATCTTGGATTGCTTTTACCGCGACCGCAATGGCATCTAAAACTTTCGTTTGCGCATCTTTAGCAGTACTGGTTGAACGCTTGTACAAATCAGGATTAGCACGTATATGCGCGTTCTTGATACCTTTGAACCAAGTGTGCGTTACTAAGTTAGACGCGCGGTCCTGTAAATTTTTACGCTTTGCTTTGATCGTAGGGTCGCTGGAACCGTCCGTGTCTTTCATAAACTCTTTTTCGTCAATAGTCCATTTGATTGCACGCGCTAGTGCAATAAGAGTTTTCCAACTATCGGTGTCGGAAGTAGATTTACCGTCCATCACATTAGTGCGTGTTGGGCTGACCAGCATAGTTGGCACATAGTTTTCTTCACTAACCAGATGGTCGTAACGATCGCTGGCCGTCGCTTCTGCGCTTGTTGCTTCCGCGAACGAGCCGACTACGCGACTAGTAAAAGTAGAACCAAGCTTGTCGGCTTTGATAATGTCAGCACCTACGTTTGCAGTTGCTTTGATGTCAAATGTAGAATTAGCCATGATATGACCTTTCAATTAATCGGCGGAAAACCCATTGTTTCGCTGTCCCGATAGATAACTTATCGCACCATATGACACGTTACACAAGTACTTGCGAGAATATACAATCTCATTCGGGCAGATGCCCGATTAGCTAATCCGTTAGACGTACCCCACCCCCATGGGCCGCTGTGTCATATGGGACTCCACACATCTCTATATATACTAATACGCTCAAACGTTTCTAAATTTTTCCGTTTCACAGAACACCCCCCACCCTTTTTTCAAACCGCTTGTCAAAAAATTTTTTATATTCTATTGTCGCGCCATCGGTTCACAACCTGCGATATAGTATGACACTAAATGTAACCCCTGAGTTGGGTATCCCCATAGAAGATGAGATAAAGCAGGTCCCTCTGCCTGAACGCGCTACCGCATTAGGTAAAACCATAGCTGAACTAGAGAAACACGGGTTAGACACTGAGCCAGACCACATAGACAAAGAGGTAGCTGCTACGCTGGTAACTTCTTATGCGCAGGATGCAGAAAAAACCTCTAAGGCTGTCACAAACAAACGTGCAGCTAAGTTAACACCTCCCTCTATCAAGCTGGCTAGCGCTATTATTGACGAGTTTAACCACTCTGTAGTCGAATCTTCCTTACAATTACGCCATCTGGTGACCAACAAACTAATTATTGAAGCTGACAATCCCGATTCTCGTGTGCGTATGCGTGCGTTAGAACTTCTAGGTAAAATATCAGACGTAGGATTGTTCACAGAGAAGTCAGAAGTAACCATAACACATCAAACAACAGACGATATTAAAGAAAAACTTCGCGCCAAGTTAAATAAACTAGTAGAACCTGAACCAGAGGTTGAAGATGCTGTAGTCATCGACCATGGTGCTATCGACGTTGACGCTGTTTTAAGTGAATTTGACGATGAATAAGGTTATAGACTTCGATGATGACGGTGTAGAAGCCATACTAGACAACTTAGACGCTTTTTCTGACGAAGAAATTACAGAAATTGACCGTATGGTCGATGAGTTAAACAACCGTAGGGCGAATAAACAAGCCTATAATGACCTTATAGAGTTCTGTAAGCGTATGCAGCCTGATTATATTGTAGGTAAACACCATCGTATACTAGCTAACATGCTCATGGGCATAGAACGTGGGGAGAAAGACCGTATATGTGTTAACATACCCCCACGTCATGGTAAGTCCCAGCTTGTATCTATCTTCTTTCCAGCGTGGTTTTTGGGTAGAAACCCTAATAAGAAGGTTATGATGGTGTCACACACCACAGATTTGGCGGTAGACTTTGGTAGAAAGGTACGTAACCTCATATCTACAGAAGAATACCGTTCTATTTTTCCTACTGTTAACCTAGCACAGGACAGTAAGTCGGCTGGACGGTGGAATACTAACGTTGGAGGTGAGTATTATGCGTGTGGTATTGGTTCTGCTCTTGCTGGTCGGGGTGCTGACCTCCTGCTCGTGGACGATCCACACTCAGAACAAGACGTTATTAACGGAAATTTTGAAGTGTTCGAGAAAGCATACGAATGGTTCACCTTTGGTGCGCGAACTCGTCTTATGCCGGGAGGTAGTGTTGCCATAATACAGACACGGTGGCATATGGATGACCTGACGGGGCGTGTAACACGTGATATGGCGAATAATAAGCTGTCGGACCAGTATGAAGTAGTGGAATTTCCGGCAATATTGGATGTAACAGGTAAAAAGACAGGTAAAATTACACAAAAACCCCTGTGGCCTGAGTTTTTTGACATAACAGCGTTAGAACGCACAAAAGCATCCATGCCTACGTTCCAATGGAACGCTCAATACCAACAACAACCTACCGCAGAAGAAGCCGCCATAGTAAAACGGGAGTGGTGGCAGGAATGGACAGGTGAAAACCCGCCCGTTTGCGAATATATCATAATGTCGCTAGATGCTGCAGCGGAAAAACACAATAGAGCAGACTATACAGCACTCACTACGTGGGGTGTGTTTCTAAATGAAGACGAAAACAACTACCATATAATACTATTAAATAGCATAAAGAAGCGTGTAGAGTTCCCAGAGCTTAAAGAGCTTGCAATGGAAGAATATAGAGACTGGGAGCCTGATTCGTTTATTGTGGAGAAGAAAAGTTCCGGTTCGGCCCTATATCAAGAGATGCGTAGGACAGGATTGCCTGTACAAGAGTATACCCCCCATAGAGGATCAGGCGATAAAATGGCTAGATTAAATTCTGTAGCTGACATAATAGCTTCAGGTATGGTATGGATACCGCAGACACGATGGGCAGAAGAAGTTGTAGAAGAAGTTGCAGGATTCCCGTTTATGAGTAATGATGACCTTGTTGACTCCACGGTTATGGCTCTGATGCGGTTTAGGCAGGGTGGGTTTATACGGCTACCCACAGATGAACCAGAAGAACAACGGTTCTTTAAACAAAAACGCGGCGGGTATTATTAAAGGTGACACATGGCTATTGAAAAAGGCTTATATGCTGCTCCTATGGGGCTAGAAGGCGGGATAGACGGGTTAGAAGAGATGGAAATCCCTGATATGGAGATTGAAATCGTTGATCCTGAGTCTGTTACTCTGTCTGACGGTAGCATGGAGATAACTCTACTGCCCGGAAATGAGATGGACATGACCGAGTTTGGGGCTAATCTTGCGGAGGTTTTGGATGATACAGACCTGAGTAAGTTGTCAAATGAGCTTATGGAAGCTGTTGAATCTGACACAAACAGCCGTAAAGAGTGGGCAGATACGTTTGTACGTGGGCTTGACGTGTTAGGGTTTAAGTATGAAGACCGCACTGAGCCATGGGAAGGTGCATGTGGCGTATTTTCTACGGTGTTGGCAGAAGCAGCCATACGGTTCCAAGCAGAAACTATGTCTGAGACGTTTCCAGCCGCAGGCCCAGTAAAAACCAAAATACTTGGCGAAGAGACTAAAGAAAAAGAAGAAGCCGCAGAACGTGTAAAATCAGACATGAACTATGAGCTTACCGAGAACATGGTAGAGTACCGCCCAGAGCATGAGCGCATGTTATACAGCCTTGGCTTGGCAGGTTCTGCGTTTAAGAAGGTATACTATGACCCTAACATAGGGCGTCAGATGGCGTTATATATCTCCGCAGAAGACGTTATCGTGCCATATGGTGCATCTAATATAGAAGCTGCAGAGCGTGTAACACATGTTATGCGCAAGACTAAGAACGAGCTAAAGAAGCTACAAGCGTCAGGGTTCTACCGTGATATAGAACTTGGTGATCCAGAGCCGTACCACAGTGATATTGAAGAGCGCAAAGCCGAAGAAGGCGGGTACTCTCTTACTGATGATGATAGACATACACTGTACGAAATCCACGCTGACCTCGTAATTGAGGGCATTGATGACGATGATGGTATTGCTCGGCCTTATGTTGTCACCATAGAGCGTGGTAGCGACGAAGTGCTGGCGATCCGTAGAAATTACGAGGAGGGGGACCCCCTGACCCTCAAACGTCAGCACTTCGTCCACTACGTCTATGTGCCCGGATTCGGGTTCTACGGACTCGGCCTTATACATATTATTGGTGGATATGCTAAGGCTGGGACTTCCTTGATACGTCAGCTTGTAGACGCTGGCACGCTCT